ATATTCTCGTTGCAATTGCTGTTGTCTAGCTTGTGCTTTTGCAGCTTTAGCTCTAGATGCCGCTTCTGACATACTAGAAAACGCGCTTGCTATTGTTAATCCTTTAGACATTATATTCTCCTACCAAAGACCTGGATCTGCACCAGCGCCGGTACCCTTATCACCTTCAGCAGTACCAGGTTCACCATGACCTAAATCACCAGCGCCTGAAGCTACTCCACCCTCGTCTTCTGGGTAATCTTTTTTCTTTGTTGTTTTCTTTACTTCAGCTTTCTTTTTAGTCTTAGGTAGTCTAGCAAAAGTTCCCAATGTAGGATCATAACCGCCAACGCTTGGAAAGGAGCCGCCCGTTATATCACCAGCTTCAGCCGCTCCACGCAAGTAGTTAGCATCTTGGTTGAGCGCACCCAACTGTCCAGTTTCATAATCCAAACCTGACAAGTTAGCCTGCTGCATAGCCCTGGATTGCGCACGCTTATCCTTCTTTAATTGATCGAGATAAGCTTGTCCACCAAACTGACCTGCCCTAGATGCAGAGAATTTTGAAGCCCTATCTTGATCCCTAGCCTGCTCACGAAGTTGACGCTTTTGCATATTAGTTACAGCATCGGCTCTGCTGCGTATATCACCTTTTCTTGTACCTAAATAATTCTCAGCCATACTCCTACCACCCTTGACTCTTTGCTCAAAATTAGGTCTTGCGTTAACAGGTGAAACAGGAAGATCTAGCGAGCTTTTAGAAATATCTACTTTAGGATCGACAAAACCCATTAAAGTTTCTGGCGGCATCGGTGTAACCATGCTTGATTTAGACATCAAAACTCTCCTAGAACGTTGTAATAATACGTTAACCCGTTTAACGTAAATGGTGAATTTGCATTTTGCGTAATATCAAAACTAATCTCTGTTGTCATCAACTCTACAGGAACCATAGGCGCTGCCCTAGTATCACCATCTAGTGATATTGCTTGAGTTTTCTCAGTTGGTGTTCTTGCATCCCATCTATGCTGCACATTAGCAGTACCTGAAAATAAAGCATCCATACCGTATATCTGCTTCCAATTACCTTCGGCACCTAAGGAGTTGAATGAGCTTTGTAAATGTAACGGAATACTAGCGTCGTCAACACCATTACTAAGATCATCTTCATACTTATCTGGGTTAAATGAATACACAAATGTTCCAGCTGGTGTCTCCATCAAGCCAAATAAATATTCTCTAAATGAACACATATCACGCATTATACAGCTAGTCGGTAACGTCCATTTCGCCCAGGCGCTTAAATTAGATGCTGTAGAAACAGTCAAAACAAATAATTGATCCTTTATAAATAAGATCCATTGGTTGTTTCCAGAGTAGTGCACAGCCTTAGGCTCATATGTAGCGGATTCTGTTTTGATTAACTCAAATAGCAAATCATATATAGGAGCTCCAACATCGGTCGCCTCCATAGAATCCGTATACAGCATCTGACCACTGGCGTAAACACCACTTTTGTTCAAAAAGAGTAAGTCGTTGCCACTGGTTCTTATAGTATTTGGAAAGTTAGAGTAGCCGTTTTCTATGACTGTATCTAATTTCGTTAATGCTGGGTCTTCATCCGTCTGCCACAGCTGAAGGTTGTTAGTCATGAAAACTACTAGATTATTTCTAAAAACGCCAACACCATCCACCTCGTCATCCTCTGGGGTTTCTAATCCAACAGGCAACCCTAACGCACCAGAAGCGTCTGATGGAGATGACCAATCTGTGGGGTCTTCTGTAGCAGAGTATTTTACATATGCTTGACCCAGTGCATTGGTACCTATAGCATATATTTTCGAGCCGTTAGCTACAACTGATTTAGTGTTAGGGCAGTTAGCATCTGTAATAACGTCAGGTGTGCCAGCTACATACTCTGCCAACGAGTCATAGAAGTGACGTATAGTTCCATCGGCATATTCTACTACAGCGTATATACGTCTGTTAAACGGCACCATCTGCCAAACTCGAGCGATAGCATTTGCAGCATCATCTGGGTCGGCGCAAACGCACACGCTGATCGCAGTGTTTATAGGCGGGTTTATACCATAACCAGATAGAGTAGGCATTGAACCTATAGCCGCATGTGAGAACATTAACAGCTTCTGGTCGAACATAAACATACCTTTGAGATTAGTATTCAAAGCTGTAGCGCCATGCAAGTTTTCCATACCAGGTCTTTTTGTTACAGCATAACCTGTATTAACATATGCGTTATCTAGGACTTGAAAGCCCCTCGCATCTGACACTTGCTCTGATTTCTTACGGTTTAAACCTTCTCGAAAATCTTCAAAGGTAAGAGAAGACATTAGTACCTTCTTTGTGTGGGATCGTATCCAGGTCGTGGGAAGTCAGCAAACATTTGCTGTCGTTCACCAGCCGCGGGTAACGCGGGTCTTCCTGTTAATGCACGCATGAAGGCATCACCCCTACCAGAAGAAGCTCGCGGAATGCCATGACCTATGGTGTCAGCACTTTGAAGCGGGCCACCCATCGGGCCAGTGGTACTCGGTGGTTGTGGATGCATAGGCGATGCTTGCGCAGAACGCATATAACCTTGGCCTCCGCTACCACCTGCGAATTCATTATGCATTTGTTTAGATGCTGTATTAGGAGCATTACCCATTATATTCGCTAACATATCGATTAAATTCCAATCACCCATGATATCCTCCTACCTCACCTTTGTTGCTAAAATCTTATCTAACATCGTTTCTATAGTCTGCAATCGATACAGCATAACATCTAGATTCTTCACAGATTCTGCTACCTCTTTCTGGTCCCCTGTGAGCTTCTTGAGATTGTGTATCTCGATACCACAGTTCTTTGCTTCTGCCTCTAGAGCAGGTATAGCGCGCCCCTGGATGCCTGCTAGACGCTCTACTTCAGAAGAGAGTCCAGAAGCCCACCAGATTGCACCGCACGTCTGTGCTATAATAAACAACATAAACCCAAAGAATTTGGGATCAATTTTCATTTTTTTTCTTCCTCTCTAATGGACCAGGTAAGATCCAACCGAGCACCATAGGCGCTACAATTACCAATATTAACAACCAACCTCCCATACTCACGAGGTCACCCAACAATGTCCAAAAATTATCTGGCGCGCAACTAGTCATGTCCACCCCCTTCGAGGAACGTGTATTCGGTGTCATTATGTCCGCAGTCACACTCATTGCAGAGGCACCCACCGCGGCCCCCAGTAGTGCAGGGGCAGTCCCACCCGATACAGTCGACGCAATGGCACCGACCCCAAGGGAACCGCCCCCTATCAGGGCTGCTTTTTTTAGACTGGTACATCCGGTGAGCCAAAGAATAGGGAATAAACAATAGTAGCGACGATCAATATAGCTGCTACTGCTAAAATAGGTTTTGATTTTGCCCAATTTTTTAAAGTTTCCATTAAGTTTCCTCAAGTGTGAATGAGTTACCGCAACCGCATGATTTAGTGTTCGGTATATCAAATTTAAATGTTGGTGAAAATGGATCATCTATCCAATCCAGAGTCGCGAGAGATAAATACCCCTCCGAGGTGGGATCTATTATAACCCTCTCGCTCAGCGATATATCGCTCTCGCTTGCTCCATCTGTCTTCGACAAGCCCACAGTAAATCCACTGCAACCACCTCCACTGACCTCGATTCTTAAATACTCTGAACCTGTCAGGGTTTGGTTGATTCTCTCCTCCGCTGAAGGGGTAATGTTCATCATTCACGTCTGTGACCTAAATTATCTATTTTTACTGTAAGAGATTTTAACATATCTTTAATCTCACTGAACTGTTCACTATGTCTCTCGTCTGTCCTATCCATCCTCTCTGACAGGCTTTTTAATTCCATCTTGTTTACAACTGTTTCTTGTTCTATCCCTGTAACATAAGTAAAGAATCCAACCGCGATCGCTATAGTCGTGAATAAGTGAGAAACGCTGAGACTCTTAGATAAGTGCCATCCACCGTTTCCACGTCGCTCTGGACCCGTATACTCTGTCATTAGTTCGCCATTTCCTGTAGCTTGTCATTAACGCTCTTAACACCAGAAGATACATGGTTTTGCAACACAAACGGGCAAATAGCATGCACAACACTGATAAGCGCTAAAACCTTTAATTGTAACGCTAATTTCATAGCAAATCTTAGGTGCTCAAAGTAACTCATATTGTTGTCTTTCAAATGTCTCATGTGTCTGTTTTATCCTCTGGCATTTTAGCGGGTAAACTCTCTGTTTCTATAGTCTTCAAACAGGCATCTGCTGACCAGAAAATGCATGTTTGGTTAACTTTACTGTTATGTAAGAAGAAGGTACTGCTTGGATTATTACAGTTCTCTGTGATATACATATGTATAGTCGATGTCAACATAACACCATGCACAGGTTTCTCATTATACTTCTCTAACAGCTCTTCTAGGATCGGTTCTGGACCTCCCATCACGCATAACGCCTGTATAGGTGCTACGGTCCTAAAGAAGGCAGGATTTACCGCTTGAGCGCCAAAAGGCAACAATAAAAGCAAGACTCCCAATAAAGCTTTCATTAGATGCCAAACGCTGCTGACATTTCCTCTTCAGACAGTCCTAACGCAGCTAACTTAGACTTAGCACTAGATTTGTTTTCAGCGTGCGCAACCTGCTCTGCTGTGGGTTCTGGAATAGGTGGTTCAACAAATGTAAATACGTTGCCATCCCATGATCCACCGATACGAGCATCAGTCGTAGCTTCGACCAGTTCAGAACCTTCCACAGAAAACTCTGTAACTCCATCCCAAATCACCATGTTCTCTACAACACCACTTTTTACTACTGCATAATTAGCCATTTTGGCCTCCTATTTATATTCCCACACTATTACGACGCCGGGCATCCCCGCCAAAGAAGTTACTGAATACCCAGCGGGTCCACCAGCACCGTAACCAAATGACGCTTGTATCGCGCTTTCTCCTGTCCTGCCATTAAGACCCGGAGTTCCCAAAAAAGAACTACCGGCAAGCATACTAGAGTTAGCAGAGCAATTATCACCCGACCCTCCAGGAATGTTAATATCACCGCCTGTTGCTGTACCACCAGCAGACCTAGAAAAGTTGCCGTATATGCCCACACCCTTAACACCAGTTACCGTTGAAGACCCGCCAGAAGCGGTGTCATTCCAAGAGCTATCTCCACCATCACCACCAGCTATAGATGATGTTCCTGCTGCCGTGCCAGGCAGACCAACAGAAATAACTGCTTGAGTGACCGAAGACACATCTATAAACTTTCTTGCATAGCCACCCCCAGATCCTGCAACGGCATAATCTGAAGCCCCGCTATAACCTCCGCCACCACCTGCTCCTTGGACCTCAACGATGACTTTAGTAATTCCTGCTGGTCTTGCTGATTTCACCCAAGTAGTTGATCCCGTATAAACAATAACAGAATTAAATCCAGCAGAAGCTATCGCCCCAAAGGATAATGCACCACTACCATCTGTCTTTAAGTATTCACCAGCCGCGCCATCTGTCTTAGATAACACATAATCAACACTAGATGCTGCATTTTCTACGTTAAACGTTGCACTTGCTGCTGATGCTGCTAAATCTGCAATTACTTTACCCATTATTTATACTCCATTATGAAGCAAACGCCAGCAGCGCCTGCTGCAGCTGTCCGGTAACCAGCAGGTGATATACCGCCACCACCACCAGCGCCGTATGCTTCTGCGGCTTTTGCAACAAATATACTAGCATATGCGCCCTGACCACCACCTCCCCAAAAACTAGCACCCCCTACAGTGGCGTTGTGAACCGGCCCTGAAGGCCAACCACCCTTTATAGCGAGCCCTTCGTTAGATGCGCCTAATGTCGGTGCTGTCGGGGCGCCTATTTCAGCATGAGTTACCCCAGCAATACCACCGGGAGCAGTAATGGTATCGAATGATCCACTACCACTTGTATGGGTGAATGTAGAATCACCACCAACAGTACCTCCACCACTAACACCTCCAACGGCAATGGTGATCCTAGTATCAGACGCAACCCCCGTAATCAATGCAATAACAGTACCTGCTGCTCCTCCACCTGTTCCTTCATTCGAAGCCGATCCAGGTCCTCCCCCACCACCACCTCCAGTTATAATAACCAAAAGTTTAGTAACACCGGCTGGAACCGCATATACACCAGAACTAGCATTATGAACTCCAGAAAGCCCAGCAGCTGCACTAGCCCAACTAAGCGCTCCAGCGCCATCGTTCTGCAAGAACTCACTAGCCGATGCATTAGATGTCGGAAGCGTTAAGGCAGTTGTCGATCCGCCTGTCTTTTGTATTTGATCTACTATAAGTGTTGATGCCATGTTATGCTCCTATCAACTTCATTCCATACATATACGTTGTGCAGATAGTAGCGCTGTATTGCCGCACTTGTGCAGTACCACTATTAACATCTATATAAACTTTCATCTGTACGTAATCAGTAGCATTCAAATCTACAATTGTAGTACCCCCTAAAATATTAGGGCCGTTATGCACGGCATTAGCATCATCAAATCCCCACCAAGCTAAATTATCAGTATTCTTGAAAATGTACACATAACAACTACCTTGAGCAGATACTTCCATATCCGCAAAGCAACCAATTAGATATTTACCAGCAGTTCCCGGCGTTCCCTTATACCCAGATGTATCCCAAGTGAAACCAGAGTTAAACTTCACATCATCCAATTCAACTATTGTCTGAGTAGCATCAGGGATAGTTTGGGTAGCGCTGTTTATACCAACATGCCACGCTGGAGTGTTTGTTCCAGCTACAGGAGGTGTAGCCCAACCTAATTGGCCGCTTCCGTCAGTTTTTAGAGTTTGATCTGCGCTTCCATCAGCTGCTGGTAAAGTAAAAATAGCAGGCGATGCACCTGTAGCTTTAGAAATTTGGTCTACTTTTAGCTTGCTCATACGATACTCCAGTTACCTAATACAGTCACAGTAGCACTCCCAGAGATTGTTATTGGACCTCCACTCACACCGTTATCTGTTGAAGCGATGCTTAGACTTTGATCTATGTCATTGAAGTTAGTTCTGATAATCGCTGCTTGATCTGTATCCGCTGCGCCTAGTGTCTGATCTATCACCACACTGTTAGCTTGGATGCCTAAATATAACACTTCTATGTTGATACCGGCAGTCACAGCAGCGCTAAACGTTAATGTTTTACCTGACACCGCATATGCACCATCTGCCGCGTTCTGCTTAACACCATCTAAGCAAACTATAATACCTGCTGCACTGGCAGGAGCATGACTTAGTGGATATGTGTCCGTGCCATCAGAGGCGATATTCTCGTTTGGGTAGTTTCCGTAGAGTGGTCCTGATCCTATGTAGCTCATTATTTATACTCCCAAACGATTACTATCCCGGCACTACCATCGCCTCCAGAAACTGAAGTTCCTGTGCCAGCACCTCCTCCACCACCATAACCTGTTGCATTAACTCCACTAGCAGTATTATATTGGGGTTGCTGTCCTCCTCGACCTAATCCACTATCACCACCCTGACCACCATCAGGATATGATGGTCCTCCATTCTGACCATTAATAATCAGATGCGCACCACTCGCTGTTGCCACGCCACCTGCGCCACCGTTGCCATGACTCACGTTATATGTGCCGGGTTGTCCACCAGTACAAGATATACTTACGCCAGTGCATACAAATGATGATGTTCCTCCTGCTTGGGGTGAAGTACCTCCAGCGCCAGCTCCACCAACCGCAACCGTGGCTGTGGATATTGCAGAAACATCAATGTACTGCTTCGCATAAGCGCCTCCACCTCCATTACCGCCCCATGTACTGTTACTGTCTCCTGCACCACCACCACCTGCTTGAACCTCGACAATAATTTTGTTTGTACCGGTGGTTTTTGTATATGTTCCCGTTGACGGGGTTTGGACATTGAAAAATCCAGAAGATGCCGGAGCATCCCATGTTCCATCGCCTCGTAGGAATGTCGATGCACTCGGTGTGCCGGATGTAGTTTCTAATAATGATTTGTCAACTTTAGTTAATGCCATTTTAACTCCACCCTAGAGATACCGCTTGAATTCGTGTTTCTTTTGAGGCACTTTGGTTCAAGGTTTCAATCTTGTATCGCATAGTTTTATCCGACGGTTGACTACTGATATCTATATTCTGTGACGATACTATATAGTGTGTTCCAGTGCTGCCTTTGGCGGTTAATGTCAATTGAGTCCAAGTACTCCCATCGTCTCGACTAGCATAGGCTTTTACATCTGTATTTATAGATGTGGTTCCTACACCATCTGTATACGTCATAACGACCGTACCTTTTGTAGGGGTGGTTTCCGCTTCAGTAGGTTCTGATACCAGAGTCATATTGGCATAAGTGGTATCAGTCGTTGGGCGTCGTAATATTACGATACCACTACCACCAGCCGCCGCCGCTGTCGTGGGGTAACCACCGCCACCTCCACCGCCGCCCGTGTTTGCGGTTCCTGCTACAGCCGCATTAGCAGTTGCGCCACTACTACCTCTTCCTCCACCACCGTTGCCACCCTCACCTTGTCCTGTGAGACTAATTGCCGCACCACCTCGACCGCCTCCGCCACCTCCAGCGTAAAATACGGCTGAACCAGTTATAGAGTTACTAAGGCCAACGCCACCGTTACCCGCAAGGTTGCCCGGACTGACACCGCCTGCAACGCCGTTTGTACCAACACCGCCTGCACCACCTCCACCACCAGCATCTTGCGAGGATGCTTCAGAACCAGAACCACCAGCATTACCTTGTCCAGCAGTCCCACTACTAACCACAGCCGTTGTTGCACCACCACCAGAACCACCATTACTTGGCCCGGCAGAATTATACCCTTCGCCACCACCGCCACCTACAGCGGCAGTCATAGATGCAAATTGAGAATTGGCACCACTGGTGCCTACGCCCCCCGGTGGGCCACCGGCACCACCAGCACCGCCGGTGCCTACCGTAAGAGAGTGTGAAGCCGCAGTGACACTGTGGCCAATAGTGGAAATATACCCACCAGCACCGCCACCACCTCCACAGTATCCGCCTCCACCGCCACCGCCAGCTACAACCAACAGATCAACCGCTTGTGCGGTATCAGTTGTGAAAGTACCAGCGCCTGTTGCGGTGAAACTATGGATAGTGTAATCACCGTCTGTTGTTATTGTGCCGCCAGTTGCTGTAACTGCACTACTGCTTGCTCCAGAAAAATATTTAGCAGCATTCCATATAGCGCTAGTTGAGTCACCAGCATCAATACCTGTATTATTGACAAAAGAATCTTCTGTCTGATCCACTAAATTATATTTAGCCATAGAACCAGCGGTTGCAACCTGAAAGCCAAGTAGCGCAATATCATCCAAATATGGATTAGTAAGATTGCTTTGTTTTATCTTAGTTAGTGCCAAAATACGATCCTCTAAATTGTTCTGCTATTTTTGCCTTAGCTTCTGTGAGGCAGTTAGGCAGCATCTCGTTCGGTGCTATTGTCATCCACAGCACCAGAAACGGTATTAAAAACCAATGCGCTATTCGCGCAATCCCAACGATAAAACTCACTTGGGATATTTAAGTTTGACAGCCTGTCGTTTCGCCTCTAGTTTAGTGACCGCTGCCATTCTTTCTTCAACAACACCCTCCCAAAGTGCTACTATTAGTTCATTTACTGATGGGTATTCTGCTTCTCGCTTACGAGCATGATCGTTGTCGTACGCGTCTTGCTGACTTTTTAATTCTGCATTTAGCCACTCTTCAGTAGGCTTTTCTTGATCACCACGTATAATGAGATTTGCATAAACTTTATTATTTGCATCAGACCAACTAAACCATTGGCCAGAATGCAGATGAATTAATATATCTTCAATGTGTTCTGGTCGCATATCAAGTATCCGCTAATCTTAAAAAGGTCATGTAGGTTTGGTTATAATCTGCGTTTCCCACCGTAGTAACCGTGCCACCTGAGACTTGGACTTGAAACTGAACCTTGCAGTCACCCGTGTCCGTAACGTCAAAAATATATCTAGCATCAGCACCCCAATAAAAAGTACCCGTACTACCAATCGCAACTGCGGAATAACCATTCGCCGCTTCGACGTAAGTAGAATTGTTAGTTGTGGTAAAGATTCTTATATTGCGATAGAAAACATTATTAGGAGAGTTGGCATTGCTATGAAAATCTATTAGCCAGTATCCAGTAGAAGGAAAAGTAAAATTACCGCTAACATCAACGGTCATTGAACCCGCCGCGCCAGGGAGAACGTTAGGTAATTTACCAAAACCAACAGGGGAACCAACTTCTACCAAATTAGTAGCAATTGGCGTAGCCGCACCAGTAAAACTTGTAGTCAATCGAAACTGACTAAATTGCGTTAGTCCACCACCAGCAGCATCTTCGAAAGTCGGCGCAGCACCAGCACCATTAGAAGTCAACACCTGTGTTGCTGCTCCCGTGAGAACATGAGCCGGATTGCCACTAGCATCGTATGTAATCAGATTGCCGTCTGTACCGCCTGCCATCTTAGCTAGGGTTACATTGTCATCCAGAATCTTAATCGTAGTTACAGCATCATCAGCAAGTTTAGCGGTAGATACAGAATTATCTGCTGGGGTAATTATATTACCCATACTCTCAATGCCAATGACTTCTAATTCGTCTGTGGCAACTAAAGCCCCGCCAAGATCTAGCGCTGTGCTAGTCAGCGAAATGTTCTGCTGTACTACACCATTAATAGTTACGCGTAGACTCTGTATATTAGCAGGCGTCCAGCCTAATGCTGAAAATAATACTGTCGATGCTGTTGAAGATGTTAATGTATAACGCTGTATGTTAGCGTCATTCATGTCTACCTTGCCTAAATAAGACATTACGCTATGATCTCCAGCACAGAAGCTAATACAGTTAATTTACCAGCAGCATCAGAAGAGGTAGCGTGAAATCTATCATCTTCTAAAAGATTGACCTTTACACCATCTAGAACCAAAGTAGAACCAGCTGGTACTGGAACATTTTTTGCAACATCAAAATAAACTGCAGCTGTATTATCGTAAACTTCTAATGTTATATTTGCAGTGTCCGTAGCGTGAGTATTAGCAACAGTACAAGAGTGTATAATAGCTGTGTCTCCCGTACCACTAGGACAGGTGTAAACCAACTGCCTAACGTTATTCGCTAAAGCAAACCCACCAAATGTAAATTTGTTTGTTGCCATATTACCCTCCTAGAGCTATGGCCATGGCTACGGCCGTTCCAGCTGGGTCGCCAGATGCTGCTGGTGCAGCCCAACCCACCGTATCTGAACTCGATGTGTATGTTAAAACATGCCCA